GATGAATCTGCTAGTATTTCTATACCATAGCTGTCTTGTAGTTCTCCAACACCATAAACTGCTGTTGCTACAATCTCATCTGCCCTCAAACTAGCATCTCTTTGAACCTCAATTTTAAGGTCTTGCATCATTGCTAATCCTAAAGCATCCCTGTGGAACATAGCACCCTTATAGTCACCTGCTGTACCTGTGTTAGCCATATTTGCTGTTTCAAATACTGGTACACCAAATAAAGTTCCTATAAATCCAGAACGTAACGCTTCATTAGAAATATCGGTATCTAAACCTGCGTAGGTGTTTGTCATACCTCTTTTAAGGTCATGTGCTACCATTGGATGAATAACTAAAGCCAAGTCATTCATTGGTACTGAACTATTTCTAAGATTTGCGTGTGCCTGTGCAACTGTATCTGCTGAAAGTGCAGCACCCGAACCGCCAACTGATGTTGAAAACCCATCAAACAATGCTGTTAGGTCTAAATCAATCTTTCTGGCTATAGCTTCTCCAAACACTCGCCCAATGTCTTGAGCAACGTTTCTTGATGCTGAATTTCTAGCTAAATCAGTCAAAGTTGTCATGATACCAACTTCTGATGCTGTGATAGTAACTGATGTTGGATTAATTGCGGTATTTGCTAGGTCAGATGCTTCACTAACGGCTGATGCTGATACAGTTGGATAAATTGGTACTTCAACCGATTTTCCACCACCTGCTATAGTGTAGTTTCTTACTAGCCCCTTCATTATTGATTGCTCACTAGCTGTGAACATCGCTTCTGCTACGATTTCAGTATATAGTTCTGAAATGGTACTACTGGTTGTTTCGTCTGCCATTTAAGACTCCTTTAAAAAAAAATAATTATAATTTTGAATTAATAACAAAAGGCTGAGCCATTTTTTCTTTCCTATATTTTCTATAGGCTTCCCTGTCTTTTGCGTTATTCATATCTAAATCACTCAAATTTAAAGGCTTACTGAGTTCTTGCCTATCCACATTTGACACCGAACCACTACCACTAGGGGTAGCACTTACAAAGTGTGGGTTTTGTGTTAAGAACTCTTGCACTAATTCGTCTGTGGACAAAAGTTCACCCAATTTATTGTATCTTGCTAATCCATTTTTATCAAGTATTTCTACATTGCCTGTTTCATTTAGCTTAATATTGTCTTTTAAAAGCTCTACTACTTGGTCTGGATTTATAGCTTTATTCTTGGATGCTGAAGATAATAACGATTTGTTTATCTTGATATCTTTTAGCTGACTTTCTAAATTCTGTTTCTCTTTGTTGAACTCTTGGGTTCTTGTTTTAAGTATTTCTTCAAACTCACCCTTTTGAATACGTTGCTTTTCTTCTGCTTCCTTCTGGGTCTTTACAGCGTTTATAGCAATGTCCAAGTCTTCAACACCTAGTTTTTTATACATAGACCCTCTTTCTTTGGCTAATCGTCTTTCAACAATATTATTTAATTCATCTTGGGTGAATGTTTGTGCTGTTGGTGTTTCTTGCACTTGTGGTTCTTGTTCTGTTTTTTCAGTAGTCTGTTCTACTTGGTTTTCTTCCATTTTAATCTCCTTAGTTGGATAATATCCTTATAACAAAGTTTTAAATCAAATGCTACTAATCATCATCTTCTGGTTCTAGCCAATCATAACTACCTTCTTTACTGGCTATCTCTGTTAATCTTTGAAACATTCCCTCATCATAACTTGCGAAAATAAGTGTATCATTGTCACCAATTTGTCTTCCAATTTCTCTGAATCTTTTATAATCACTTACATTTAGAACCTTTTTTTCTAATATATCCCCTGCTTCTGCTAGTAATTCATTCATTTCAATACCTCATTTTCTAAAAATTCAATAAATTTAGGGTCTACAAGTTCTTCTCGACCCATGTGATATAAGCTAAAGTTTTCTGCAAACCATTCTTTAGGATTATAAGTTGAGTATCTTGTTGCACCTTTTTTGAAAAATGATTTTCCTTTATCGTATTCATAATCAAAAAACTTCTTTTCTATGGGTGGTCTATCCCATAAATCTTTCTTCAGATTTTTCATTTGATGAACTGTGTGTGCGAACTCGTGATACAATATTTGCCTAAACTTATCCATCTCATCTTCAAAGAAATAAAAAGCATTGTGTGGTCTTACCCATGTAGATGGTTTTGTCTTTCTCTCTTTAGAAACGGAATCGCCAATCTTATATTTTTTTGCTAGTTCTGTTTCTTTTTTGTTGTATCCAGTTCCTAAAAACGCATCTCTTTTGCTTTTGTCTGGGTTTTTTCTATTAAAATATTTTGGGTTTATGTATAAGTTTCCATCGCCCATAGCCATCAATGAACGTTTTTTAGCTGAAACAGTAATCGACCTTAGTTTAGGAACATTATACAGTTCTGCCAAATCGTCTAATTCTTTCATCATAGCACCTAATTGACTTGCTATCTCGTCATCAAGTTTTTCAATACCAGTTACGTTACCGACATTTGTTGTTCTAAATCTTGATACTGGCAATCCATTTTCTATTGGGTATCTATCATCTTTTGCGTTTCTGGCTATCTGCTTTTTCAAGTCAGCCATAACGATAGCACTAGAAACAACGTCTACTTCTTCTTCTCTTACTGGGTTCTTTAATGTTGACCTTCTACCTTTTTTTATTGGGGGAAGCGGTGTTTGTTCTATCTCTGGTTCTTCTGGCACTTGGTCTACTGTTTCTTCACCCCATGAAGGGTCTGTTGGAATCCAAGTATGTCGGCATCTATAACCACCCCTTACTATAAATGGGTCACCTGTAGACTTGCCTTGCCATGCTCTGTTGTTCCACATATCCCTTATTTGTTCTTCTGTGAGTGTTTTATTAAGCATACTGACACAAAATTCCCTGCTATCTCTTACTAGAGTTCCTGTATAGGTGAAATGCGTCAACCCTGCATCTTTTGCTTTAGCTACTGTAAACTGTCCGTGAAACTGCATTACTGAGTCATGTGCTATCTGGCTTGCGTAACGTCTAAGGTTGTTACCTGCCCTGTCACTAGCGTATTGTGTGTGTAGCTTTCTAACCGCTTCCTCTATCTCTGCTTTCTTAGCACTATCAAATTTGTTTTCGTTTATAAAATCTACCAGTTCATTTATTTCTGCAACATTAGACTGCTTATACACTCCGTTTATATGTGAACGAATATTAGCAACCATGTCATCGAATGGTCTACCTGCTATGGTGCTTTGGTAAACCTCATCATTAATCACCTTTAGAAATCTCTCTGCTATATCTTCAAAGCCACTAAATGATTGAGTTTTGAGAGCGTTCAAGGTTGTTAGGTCTACTTCGGTTAGGCTTTTAAACTTCTTAGGTATAGGCATTTCGCCAAATGTGTCTAACACCTCTTTTGCAATCTTGTTATATTCTTGATTTATTATGGTATCGGCTTCGTCTAGGAAGGTGGTTTCAATAAGGTTTCTAATTGCAGGTTGTAACTGTATCGCTAGTCTTTGTGAAACAAGCTTACCGCCTGTAGCTCTTGTAACTTCTCTGATTACGTCTTCTTCTAGCCTATAGAGTACATCAATAATACGCTGTTCGTGTTGGTCAGCTAATTTATCTAATATCTTTGACATTATAGGGGGAAGTCTTTTTTCCAAGCTCTGATTGACCAGTAAGCAGGGGAAAGTGTCTTTTGTCCTTTTACTTCTTTGAGTACCCCACCCATTCTAGCCAAGAATGATTTTTGTCTTGCAGGGATGTTTTTCTTTATAGACATACCCCTAGCACCGAATGTAACTTTCTTAATATTGCCTGTAGATTTGTTTTTTACATAAACCCCAAACTTTTTTCGCTTAGATTCCGTTGTAGATAATCTAAAAGGCTTATTCAGTTTTACGTCTTTTCCCCTGTATCGTGCCATTACTTTCTTTTTCTCTTTGTGGCTCTTTTTATAATATCTTTGTCGAATGAACCAGACCGACCCCTGCTGATTAGCTTGTTTACTCTTGCCATCGCCCAAGCGTTCATTGGTATTCTTGGTCTTGAACCTGCGGAAAGAAATGCACCTTGACCCCTACGAAAACTAGCTTTTAAATCTGTTAAATTAAATAATTTTGATTTTTTTGCTTTTGCTCTGAGCGTTGAAATTGTTTTTGCTGATAAAGGTTTTCTTCTTACTGCCATTATGCCCTGTTCCTTCTTCTTAATAATGAGCGTGGTATTCTTGCACCTGATTTATATAAAGCACTCACTTGTTTCAATAAACTTGCCCTAGCACTTCTTTTCGCACCTTTAAGACCAGATAGATATTTTTTAGGAATACCAGTTTTTTTGTCTTTCGGTACTTGCCTACGTTTACGTTTCTTCCTCAACT